CTAAATGCGGTAAGACCACTACGGCATTACACATAGCTAGTAACGCTCAAAAAGAAAAAAACATGGTAATAGAGAAATATATTATTTAAATACTGAAAGTAGACTTCACAAAAGAGATTTAGAAGGAATAGTAGAATTGAATAGTGATAAGTTTCATGTGGTTCAATCCACAGTGGGAAAAATATTAAATGCTACAGATTTTTTATCTATTGCTCAGCATATTATTAATGATGTTCCAAGGTCAGTTATTATTATAGATTCTTTTAGTGCTCTATGTACTGAATCAGAAATAAGTGGTGGTATGGAACAGATGCAACGTGCAGATGGCGCAAAATTATTGAGTAAGTTCTTTAGGAAGGTTTCGAATATTATTCCCATAAATAAAAATATTCTTATAGGAATCTCACATCTTATGGGGAATCCAAGTGGATTTGGTGAAGCTGCCAAAGAAAAAGGGGGTTTTGCTATTGCGTATCATTGCGATTTAAAATTGCGTGCTAAATGGTTTAAACCATGGCCATCAACTGGCGATATACGTTTTGGACAAGAAGTTGAGTGGCATTGTCAACATTCTTCTCTTGGACCCCCAGGAAAAAAAACGTCTTCATATATACGATATAATACAGGAATAGATATTCAATACGAGTTACTAAAAATGTGCTTAGATATCGGTATCATATCACAAAAAGGAGCTTGGTTCTACGTAGATTACAACGGAGAAGAGTTAAAGTTTCAGGGTGGTGAGCGTTTACGCCAGGCTATGGTGGATGATAAAGGTTTACTAAACCATTTAGAAAAACAATATAAAGAGATAATGGAATAAAAAATGACAGTTAAAAAAATTGGTACCGAAAAGATTGATCTAGAAAAGTTTAAAAAAGACTATGATTGGAGAGCGGCGGTATATCAGTCTGTAAATGGCTGTGATGAAGAGTGGGCAACAAATATATATAATAAAAATAAAATATCTGTTAGCGTTCTACACCCCATAAATAATGTAACACATGTATATCATGCTTCAAAAGGAGAAAATGATACCAGCGATTGGTTAGCTATAGTTCGTTGGGATGGTAGTGCTGAAATAAAAGAAGATTTAAAAATTAATAAATATGCGTTTATAGCCGCTGGATGTGATTATACGGGATGGGACTGACGGGCTTGGGGGACCATTGAGTTCTCCCGCACGCTTGGTCAAGCGAGAACAGAATTAACAGCAGAACAGGCGGAAAGATTAGGATTACCGCACGATTCTAAGAAATAATTTATGTTACCATATACTATTGCTTTTATAATAAAAGGGGAAAATAAAATGAGATATTCTGTATCTGTTGAAATTTGTCATATACTCGACGAGTGTGAGGCTAGAAGGCTGGCGGAAAAAATACGGCATCGTCTTGATGATATTCAAGAAGATGTTTACATATGTGTAGGTGAATATGATCAAGTTCGTGCTCGTGAACCCGAAGATATTTTAGTTTAAAATTAAATTTTATATAAATATTTTTATGGACATTCTAGATCTCAATAATAGACACCATCAATGGCACCCAAAAAGTCACGAAAGATCGTGTCCATCTGATTTACACTTAACGGCACGCAATCTTTTGCACGAAGTATATCCTACTCATCAAATTTTAGAAGAAGTATCTATTCCTTTACTGCCGGGAGAGACTCAATATTTAGATTTTTATATGCCCCTAAAAAAGTTTGCCATAGAGGTTCAGGGAGAACAACATTATAAGTTCGTAGCTCACTTTCACCATACAAAGGATGCCTTTCACCAATCAAAAGCACGAGATAATAGAAAAAAATTCTGGTGTCAAATTAATGGGATATGGTTAATAGAATTAGTATTTAATGAGAAAGAGAAGTGGAGAAAACTGTTAGAAGAACCATTTGTTTACAAGGATACCCATGACAATTAAATTCGATATGAATCAAATCCAGCAACTACTTGATGAATATGAAGCAAAAGTTGGTTTACCCCCTTTTACTGAGTTTTCTAATACCCATGATGTAGATGAAGAAATACAAAACTATTTAAATATGAAGAGAAATGAAATAGAGAAATTAACAGGGGAAGATTGTGCTCAAATTAGTTATCGATTGGCGCAATTTTCCTTTCATTTACAAAGATCGTGTAATCGAGAGCAGGCCCGAATAAATTGGGCCGATCATGAACTAAATGCAATAGTCATGACCAAGATCCCACAATATAGTTCCACTGGAGGTCAGTATACTAAGCATGAGGTTGCATTTCATCTGGCCCTACAAGAAAATGAAGTAGCTCAAAAACTAGATAAGATAAAGAGTATTGCCTCCCAGAGGGTTAACAGATTAAACTATTTATCTACTAGTCTGAAACATTTATCGGAGATTATGTTAGCGAATCAAAAAGCAAAAAGTTATAGGGGGACAAATGTCTGAAACTCAAAAAGTTATTTTAACTACAGAAGATATAATTAAGATAGTTGAAGAAACACTATCTAGAACCTTATCTAAATTAAGTCAAGATGATAAACCAATTAAGAAATCAAAAAAGAAAAAGAAAAAAGCCGTTAAGAAGAAAGTTACTAAAAAGAAGAAAACTGTTGTAAAAGAAGTTGAAGAATCAGAAATACTGCAACCCGAAAGAAAACAGAGGAAAAGACAAAAAAGAAAAGGTAATAAAAAGAGGGATGAAAATAAAGAAGGGGAAAGAGAAAGGCCAGATGTAGCATGTAGAGTAGAAGCGCTAGATATAAGTGGGAATAGGAGATTAAAAACAGAGGCGGAATTAGGTATAAGGAATAGTAATAAGAAAGACAAAGAAATAGATAGACTGTTATCGGGTAACAATTCAATTACCTCTAGATCTGAGTCAAGAACTATAGAAGTAGCTTGTGAGGGGTGTGATTATTATTATGATGTTCCCCCGTCATTATTAATGAAAGAGAATGGTAAATATTATTATGTATGTAGTAATTGTTCAATGAAAAAGAAAAGATAGATAGGAGTCGGCGTGGGAGTTAACGAAGATATAGTAAGTGAGAGAGCGGTCCTAAGCGGTATATGTAAACATGGTTCTGAAGCATACTTTGATGTAGTAGATTTACTTCAACCTTCTACATTTACTTCTACTTCTAATAAAATATTATTTGAATGCATACAGCATATATTTAAAAATAATGAACAATCTACTATAGATATTCCCTCTATATTTGCAGCGGCACAAAGTCTTAATCTATACCACGTTATAAATACCAAGGGAGAGACGGAATATATTCATGCGGTTTTATCGTGTGACGTTGATCTAAAGAATGTAAGACAGTTTGCGGGAAAAATTCGTAAATTAGAAATTACTCGGCTGTTGCGTAGTCAGCTTAAGAAGGCGGACAAATCTTTAGTTGATGTTACGGGCGATGAGAACATAACGAGTATTCTTGGGATAGCAGAGGATGCGGTTTTTGACTTTACTTCATTGCTCAACGAAAATGAAGAAAAACCTACGAGAATTGGTGATGGACTAACGGAATATATGGATCATCTAGTTGCTAACCCAGTAAAACAAATTGGATTATCCACTGGTTTTGCACATTATGATGAAGCAATAGGTGGAGGATTAAGACCGGGAACCATTAATATGATTGCTGCTAGACCCAAGGTAGGAAAAACTATATTGGGTAATAATATTGGATATAATGTGTCTAAAAAAATACCAGTATTAAATATGGATACAGAAATGTCACTAGAAGATCATCGCCATAGAACTCTAGCTAGGATGACTAAAATTAACATAGGAGATATAGAAACTGGTCAGTTTGCTCAAACTCCCGATCAAAAAGAAAAAGTATATAGAGCAATAAAATTTGTAGAAGAAAGCGTAAACTATCACCACAAATCTATAGCGGGTACACCTTTTGAAGAACAGATAGGTATAATGCGTAGGTGGTTAGTTAAAGAGGTAGGTCTAAATGATGATGGTACAGCAAAAGATTGTTTAATTGTTTACGATTATTTAAAATTAATGGATGCTAAAGGTATATCTCAGGATCTAAAAGAGTATCAATTACTTGGTTTTTATATGAGTACTTTACATAATTTTGCTGTGAGATTTAAGATACCCATACTAGCATTTATGCAATTAAATAGGGATGGTATAACCAAAGAAGGAACTGAAAGTGCTAGTGGTAGCGATAGAATCATATGGCTCTGCTCTAACTTTACTATTTTTAAAAATAAATCAGATGAAGAAGTGGCTGCCGATGGTAATGATGCTGGCAACCGCAAATTAGTTCCCGTGGTTACTCGACATGGGCCAGGTATGGAATTCGGCAACTATATTAATGTAGATATGATGGGGTGGTGTGCAAGAATAGAAGAGAAAAAAACAAGACAAGAAATAACACAAACAAATAAAGATATAAATCAAGGGTTTGAGAGTACAGGGGGTGGTAATGAATCTGTCGAATTTAACTAAGTTGTCCAACTTAATAATGGATAAGTTTGATGTATTGTGTGAATATTTTAATCTAGAGGTATATGAAGTTAGTTTTAGTTATACTGGTTGGTGTCCTATTCATCGAGGTGATAATATTTCCGCTTTAACTATTACTAGTCAGGGACAATACCGTGGAATGTGGAATTGTTGGACAAGAAAGTGCCACGAATGTTTTGCCCCTAATATGGTAGGTTTTATACAGGGACTATTAAGTCAACAAAATAATTGGGCTAATCCTGACGATGATAAGGTGAGTTGGCAGAACACATTAGAATTTATTAGTACATTTCTTAAAGTGGACATGCATAGTTTATTGGAAGAAGTAGATGGTGAGCATAACAATAATAATAAAAACTTTGTTAATATGATATCGTCATTTAATAAAGGACAATTAGAGACTTTGCCGACTGGTAAAGTAATGACACAAAAAGATATGCAATCTGTATTAATTATTCCTTGTAGATATTTTGTGGCAAGAGGATATAGTGAAGATATACTTAGAAAATATGATGTAGGTTATTATAATGGTAAAGATAAAACAATGTATACACGAGCAATTGTGCCCATATATGATAATGAGTATAGATATGTAATCGGTTGGACTGGACGTAGCCTTAATAACGAAAAACCTAAATGGAGACACAATAAGGGTTTAAAGACGGGCAATATGCTGTATAATTATTGGTTTGCTAAAAAATATATTAAAGAAAAAAAAGAAGTTATATTAGTAGAGTCTCCAGGCAATGTGTGGAAATTAGAGGAATGTGGAATTAAGAATAGTCTGGCCATATTTGGTTCGTCCTTTAGTGATACGCAACGATTGTTATTGGGACAACTAGGTATATTATCTATAATTATTAGTACTGATGGAGATAAGGCTGGAGAAAAAGCGGCCAATACTATTCAAAGAAAATGTGAGAGATTGTATAATGTGAGAATATGTAGACCGGAAAAGGGTGATATTAGTGACTTATCCGTTGAAGAAGTAAGAGAACTTTTCAATAAAGGAACTATTTAATGAACAATAAGAGTGAGTTTATATCATGTCAGATCAGTCTTCCGTTCCATATTGGTGATAGAATTTGTAGTAAAGCTACGGGTTTACCTGGAGTAGGTGATGTAGTAGGATATATTATAGGGCATATGTATTATTATTCTGTAACAGTGGGTAAGGGATCGGAGACTAAATTATCCTATAAATGGGACAATCTATTTCCTGGATGGAAAGAAAAAATGGTATATTATATATATTATAATGAACCAAGATCTGCTTGTACATGGAAAGAAATAACGGAAGGTCTTAATTATAACGACTTTCCCGAATATGAATGGCGAGACTATTATGAAAATAAACTTCCAAAAACACAACTCATTGCATATCCAGTAGACGATCTTGAGTTGTTTGAAGATGATCTACTAATTACAACGGAAGAAGTGGAATTAATGAGAGAGGAGTATAATAATGACCCAGAAAATTTTAGCATTTAGTGGTAAAAAACAATCG